AAATTCCTTCGTTAATTCAGAAAGTTCATTGTACTGAAAGGGTGTCCAGCCTTTGTCTGAAACCCAGAGATAAAGTGTTTTCATGGTGGGTATGTTTTGTGTTTAAAGTCCGTGGTTGTTAGCCCATATCACGAGTTCGGCAAGCGTTGTCGCCCCTGTGCGACGCATAGCGTTTCGTTTGTGTGTTTCGACCGTCAACTGGGAGAGTGACAGTATTTCGGCAATCCGTTCAGTCTTATATCCCTCTTTATAGAGGCGGACAATCTCTTTCTCCCGCATTGTCAGGTTAGTATTAAACTCTGGGTTACAGATTACTTTATAGTATTTGCACTCCCCCACCAGCGGACAAGCAACATTCTCGAAGTTGAACCGGCCGAACTCGTCCATATCGGGTATTTTATCATACATCCCGAAGTTGCAGCGGATGAATCGGTGGGCACACCTGTATTTGAAGTAAGGGGCGTTCGCTTTACTCTTGTTGTAAATCTCCGACAACGCCTTGAATGCCTTGGGGTAATCCAGCTCAATGACCGAGAACAAAGCATCCGTAAGCTCTTTATCTTCTTCCATGTAGGTGCGCACTCCCTTTTCATCGCGGATCTGCACCTCTCCTTCGGGTGAGTTAAAAAACTCTACGTTATTTAACCTTTGCATGGGTACCTTTGTATGGATAATCTTCTGGGAATAATGCGTCGCCGGGTAACCTATTTTCAGAGAATTTATATACACAGAATGCTATGTTATCCCTGTCTGACTTGTCAGGACGGGTGCGTCCGTGCGCCCAGCGCCATATTGTTGTCTTGTCCTTTCCTGTCACAAGCCGAATTTCTGCCCACAACTTACTTTTGCGAGTCTTCCCAAGTGTAGAAACATATTCTTGGAACGGCAACTTTATAGCGCGCTGATTTGCAGTATTCATATTCATATTATTTGTCCAGTATTGCCATGATCCGCTCAATGCAGGCGGCCTGCTCCTCGAGTAGTGCCGTCAAGCGGTCAGTCGATTGAATTACTTCGTTCATATTGCATCGTGCTTTAGTCACCATAGTACATTCCTCGGACACCATAGAAACCTGTCGGCACTTTCAGCAGTTCGGGGCGGTACTCCGTGGCCTTCGGCTGCTCCGTCGGGCGGTTCTCGATCTTCGCGGTCAGCATCGCCAACTTCTCGTTGCGCCAAGCCTTGCGCAGGCACTCCCCGAAACTCTTGCCCGGCTGTACCTTTTTAAGATACCAGGCGTTCTTCATGATCTTCGATTTGTCGTAAGTTGCTTTCATCGCGTTGTCCGTTTTTATTACCTTATTCAAGGTAAGTCTTCAAATTATCCGACTTTTACCTTGGCGTTGTCCCTTATAAACTGTATATTTGCCTTAACTGTTCGTTTTCACAATGCAAATGCAAGCATATTGAAATTAATTTGCAAGTAATTTGATGATTAATTTATGAGTTTCGGAGAAAGATTGCGGCAAGTAATTGAAGAAAAAGGCATTACACCTTATGAACTTTCCGCTAAGACCAATGTATCTCAGGCGACATTAAGCCGTATTTTCGCAAATTCAACAACAAAGCCCAGTATTAAGACTGTGGAAGTGATTGCAGATTACTTGCAAATATCGCGTGACTGGCTGCTTACGGGCAATGGTGATATGCGCGCTAAATCGAAATCCGATGCGTCACTATCCAACCTTTTAGAGCTAATTTCCAGTCAGCAGGAGACTATCCGCCTTCAAGCCGAAACCATAAAAAACCTGACATCAAAGAACCAATAAATAAGGTAGGAGTAAAACCGAGCTATAAGCGGAGGGTATATGCGCTCGCAATGGGAATAAAGGGGGCTCAAAGCGAGCAAGGGCGCAAGCTCTGATGTTTAACCCTTAAACATTTTGCATCATGCCAAAAATCCGCATCCGGGTTAGGACGCAGGTGCGCACGACCGTCCGAACGACGGTTAAGCCCATCAGCAAATAACTCTGAGAGGGCGGGATACGCCCGCCCTCTCTAAATTTTACTCCCTACCTTATTTCAAAGAACCAATACCTTCAAAAAGGTACAATCGTCAAATATTCAGTCCCCACGCTTGCGTTTTTCATCTTAAATCGTATATTTGTATCAGCTTTGTGGGTTTCACATTGCAAATATACTAAACTATTTGAGTATATACCAAAATAATGAAGTATTTTTCAATCAAATAATATTATATAATTACAGAATATTATAAGTACAAACTCTTCATGGCTGATAAACTGATAGATAAGGCCGTAGAATTACTACGAAGCACACAAGACACTCCGTATAAGATCGCCAAAGCGACTGGATTGTCACAAACAATTATCGGCAAATGGAAGAAAGGAGAAGGCAAGCCGAGTAGAGCAAATGCCAGATATATACTCCAATATTTTGGCATATCCAACATAGAAGACCAACCTATCAGCCAAGGAGGCGAAGACGTCACGCTGCCGAAAGCTGAATTTAATAACCCAAGCACTATGAAGAGATTCTTAGATTCATTACTCCGGCAAAATGAGGAGTTGATTCGGCAAAATGGGGCATTAATTGACCTGTACCGAGAAGAGAGAGAGAAAGGGAAGGGCGAAGTCGCCCAAAAAAAAGAGGCGTAGCGGTATTCTAATTAGCCTTATTCCATCTCCATTAGAGCGAAAGAAATATGACAAAATTAAACCGTCTAAAATAAGCTCCATATAGCGAGCAACACACTTAAAGGAGATTACGGTCTCCTTAAAAAACGGCCGAGGCGTCAGTAGGCCAAAACATAAAAACTTCGGATTATTTCAATAGCACAAATATTTTTTACTCTTTTCTCACCATTTCATTTCGAGATAGGACAAATTCACCACAAAATTAACAGTGCTCAATATTGTTACAGATGATACAAAGTATTTATGATTTTTTCGAATTAGATATTAAGGACATTTTCAAATATTCTCCTCAATTATATACCTGAAATAAGATTTAAACCAATCGAGCAGGCAATAAGGGAAGACAAGATAGATTATGCCAAGTTGGGTCAATCGTTGCTTGCCCAAAGGTCCTGCATGTCATCCACAACAAAAGGAGAAGATGCAACGAATCGAATCATTATTGAATCAGGTGATCTTAAACCCGAAAATGCCGCATAAAGTATGTTAGCAAAACGCTCAGAATTAGAAATACGAGAATTTTCGATACTAAGAAGTAAATGCACTTTCCAACCCGTTACTGAGGTATCCGGCGATATGTCATGTAATGAATTCATGGCTCGCTACCCTATTGACATAGATTTTGACATACATCAGAATAAAGAGGAAGGGGTTTACTTTGTATTTGTATCTGTTAAGATAAATCCTGACAATCAGGCCGGGTACAGCATAATGGCGGAAGGGTGCGGAGTTTTCAATATGAATACCAAAGTGGATGAAGACACCCAACTGGATGCTTTAGTCCTTCACTCCGGCGTCAACATATGTATTACGAACCTGAGAGCCTATATTGCAAATATGACTGCATCATATCCGATGGGTAAGTATAATTTTCATCTTATTGACATGATGGATCTACTCAACAACAAAAGGCTTCAGGTTGCAGGAGAAAGTGAAGAAGAGAAGAAATAACCCCCTCCAACATTGTATTTCTTTGGCCTCGGATAATCCGGGGCTTTTTTTTTGTACCTTTTGAACAATATTACCCACCAAAATAAGGTTTTCCCTATAGCAAAACACAAACCTTTTGAACAATTTGCCATCTTTAGAATAAAAGTGCAAAAAAATCTGAAATTTTTTCGCCAAACTCTTGCAAAATGCGCCGAACGTGCACACCTTTGTCCCAGATGCTTGTGATGGCGCAAGCAACGGACACAATCGGAAAGACCTTATTTGTTGGAGTTACGTGATTAGGAAGTCTGTTGGCCGTCATGCGCCAGCAGACTTTTTTTTCTTATGACTCGAAAGGCAAAAGGATTGGTACCACAGGATGACAGGGGCAACATCACGCTGTTTATGAACCGTGACGAATTGATGATCGCCATAAACGCAACGGCATTACGCTGCAAGAAATTTATTCGTCACGAAATACTCGCCAAACGGCAGGGAATACAGACAGACAATAAGTATACCCAGAAGATGGCACAACACCATATAGACGGGAAAAACTTTTTCACTCCGCCTTTTGGTAATTCACGGGACCGCAACAACCTTTGCTCTGAACCTATGAAGGCATAAACAACATGATCTATTAAAATGACATGGCAGATGTAGGCGATATAATAACTCGTAAAGTTTCCGAACTTCTATTGTTGCCCGGTAACCCTCGGCGCATATCAAAGACGGACATGGAACGCTTAATGGCTTCAATCCGTAAATACGGATTCTGGAGGCATCGACCTATTGCCATATCCACAAGAACAGGAGAAGAGATTGTCATATGCGGCAATCAACGACTTAAAGCCGCAAGAAAACTAGGGCTTAAATCGGTCCCAGCTATTATCTATAATAACCTTGACGAGCAAGAGGAAAATGACATCGTTTTGCGAGATAATATTAACAACGGCGAATGGGACTTCGAGGCATTGCAAGACGATAAATGGGGAGATCTCGATTTCAAGGAGATAGGCATTGACATGCCTGCATTTAACGAAGAGATTAAGGGAGTAAAATCCGAGCATACACCGGATAATAGAGCAGACAATTTTCCCGGAAATAATGAAGATAGGAACGCTTTCTATCAATCAATGCTCACCGACTGCTTATACGAGAGCAACAACCTTTTTGAGATTCCTAATTTGCGCCTCGATATGCAAGCGGGAAAGTTGCAACTTCCGTTTGCCCCCTATGGAGCCGAGTCGCGGCAAAAGAAGGGGGTTTGCACCTACCATTTCTACGTAGACGATTATCGCTTCGAAGCTATATGGAAGGACCCGACAAAGGTATTAAATAGCGGATGCGTAGCGCTAGTAGAGCCGAATTTGTCGTTATTCGACACAACCCCTATAGCGTGGGGGCTACAACAGATTTATAAAAAACGATGGATTTCCCGCTACTTTCAGGAATGCGGTATTTTCATATATGCTGACTTGAATGTTTCTCGGAAATTCTATGACTACAATCGCATGGGTATTCCCGATGGATACAATGCGTTTTTCACGCGAGGATATGCTGACCGCCTCGAATATCTGAAAGCAGAGCATCGGATAGCAAAAGAGATTTCAGGCAAAGAAACCCCGAACCTTATCATTTACGGAGGCGGAAAGGTTGTGCAAGAGTATTGTGCATCTAACAGCCTCGTGTATGTCGAACAATTAATGACAGCAAAAAGAAATGGCTAAAACAAGCGGTTCGATAAGAGGTAATAAATACCCCAAAGAAATATCCCTTGATGAGTATCTGGGGAAACGCGGGCTTCGGTCGCCAATCAGTGATTATATGGATGATAAATGGCGGAGCGTACGAATGACAGCCCGTGGCCGTAAAAAATTTGAACGAGAGGCCGAGGCTGCTCGTAATGAATATAGCAAAAGACGTGCTTCTGCCATAGCCGAATATGAAAATCTGGTGAAAGCTGGCAAAATAAAGAGTCCTCGCGAAACCAAACTGGAAGCCTTATTGAGTGTAGCAAGAGGCCATCCGGATAATGAAGGGACCCAAGCAGCGCGTAGATTACTAAAGAAAAGATATAATATAACCATAAGTTGACATGGCGAAAACAAGTGGAGGAATTAGGGGTACAGCTCGTAGAGCAAATGAAACGCCATTGCAATTCTACAAGAGGAGACAATCCGACCTAAACCATATATTACGAAAGGCAGAGTCTAAAGGGCAAGATGTGGTTAAATTTAACTGGGGCGATGGCACAACTCATACATTTTATAGAGGCTATGCTGGACGTTGGACAACAGATCGCCGTGAATATGAATATTTGCAGAAACACAGATACAGGAAACAGATATAGACAGTTAAAGTGATAAAAACAAGCGTTAAACAAGCGTTGTGGCAGGAGAGTACGAACATATAAAAGGCAAAGGTAATCGCTTTTCAAGCACCAACCAGCCAAAAAATCCCGGCCGGAAGCCTTCGCTGTACAGCCATATCAAAAAACTGCTCGGCACAGAAGCCAAGGCAGAATTGAGTAAAGAGGATTATTTCAAACTAATCCAATTCCTTCTGGAACAACCCCTTGACAACCTCAAAAAACTCGCCGACAGTAAGAATACACCGATTTGGATTGTCGGAGTAGTTCGAGCAGTCGTTAAGGATGCCAATATAGGACGCACCAACACCCTTGATTCACTTTTCGACCGTCTTTTCGGCAAAGCGTCGCAACCGCTTACCGGGAAGAATGAGGGTCCGATTGAATTTAAAGGTTCTATCCCTGTAAGAGAATGGATAAAAGATCGGATACGTAAAAGATGATTGAGCCGCAAGACATATATCTTCCTCTTTATGACGATACCGAGCATTTTATCATTCTGATAACCGGCGGCCGAGGCAGCGGGAAATCGTTTAATGCCGGCGCCTTTGTTGAACGCCTAACATTCGAGGAGGGGCATATTATTCTGTATTGCCGCTATACAATGACATCTGCCGCCATATCTGTCATCCCGGAATTTACAGAGAAGATAGAAGCTGACGGCACCAGCGATTTTTTCCATACTACCAAGACTGATATAGAAAATACAGTATCAGGAAGCAAGGTGCTGTTCCGGGGTATCAAGACATCATCCGGCAACCAAACGGCCAAACTCAAATCCATACAAGGAATCACAACTTTCGTGTGTGATGAGGCCGAAGAATGGACGAGCGAAACAGACTTTGACAAACTCGTGCTTTCGATTCGTCAGAAGGGAATCCAAAATAGGGTTATCATTATTATGAACCCTACTGATTCCAACCACTTCATTTATCGCAAGTATATTGAGAAGACACATAAGATCGTCCAATATGATGGCGTAGATGTACAAATAAGCACACATCCAAATGTATTGCATATACACACTACATATTTGGACAACATAGAGAATCTGAGCGAAGAATTTATCCGGGAAGTAGAACGGATGAAAGTCGAAAATCCCGATAAATATGCTCACATTGTCATGGGACGATGGGAAGACGTCGCCGAAGGAGCGATATTTAAGAATATACATATCATCAAGGATTTCCCTGCTTGGTGCGAGAATGTAGCTATCGGGCAGGACTTCGGATACACCAATGATCCGACGGCCATAGCAAAATGTGGAATGATTGGCAATAACTGTCTGTATATTGACGAGTTGTGTTACCGTACCCATATGCTTACAAAAGACATCATTGTCGAGTTAAAAAAGGTCCCTGATCTACAAGTCATGTCTGAATCCGCGGATCCGCGTCTAATTGACGAAATCGCCAATGCTGGAATCATGATATATCCAGTAGACAAAAGCGGGAGGTCGATTATAGCTGGCATTGATAAAATGCTTGAGATGGAAATATACGTAACTGAACGATCATACAATATGCTCATGGAGTTCCGAAATTACGTATGGGGGAAGGATAAAGACGGCAGGCCCATAAACACCCCTGCCGATGGACAGGCCGACCACTTAATCGATGCGGTACGATATTATGTACTCGGCAAGATACTCGGTAAAATTCAACATGTGAAAAATTACGAAGGATATTTTTAATAAAACTGTATGAAGACCTTACAGGAAATATTTGCATTGCCCACGGAAGCGGAAAAGATTGATTATCTCAAGCACCGTCGCACTCCTCTGCCCGATGCAGAAACATTGTATAAAGATTGGGACCCTGACAAACACGATGTAATGGATCCTGAAATTCGCCCTGACGGAAAAGTTATCGTTGAAGAGGCCAAGCAGGACCCGAAGACAGGCAAAGTCATCCCAGCTCAATATAAAAAAGACGATGTAAATCCGACAAACCGCATCCCGTTGCCTTTAGAGCAAGACATTACGAACATTCATACTGCATGGACCGTCGGGAAGGATCCCAAGGTAAATTGCAGCCCGAATAATGAGGAAGAAAAAGAGCTGCTCAACATCATAGACAGCATCTGCCGAAAAAACAAGATGCGCTACAACAACAAACGTCTCGTCCGCTCTTGGCTCTCTGAGACCGAAGTTGCTGAATATTGGTACGCCGTTAAGGACGAAGGTTTTTGGCGTAAGATGCTGGCTCAGGTGAAAAAAGCATTCGGGGGTAGTGTATCACCCAAATACAAGTTGCGTTGTGCAATATGGTCGCCGTTTAGGGGAGACAAACTATACCCCCTTTTTGACGATTCTGGCGACTATCTGGCTTTAAGTCGCCAATACTCCGTAAAAGAAGTTGATGGAACCGAAGTAGAATACTTCATGACTGTCACAGATGAAAAGGTGTATAAGTGGCGACTTGATTCCGATTGGATCAAAGTCGGCGAATTCAAGCACGGATTCGCAAAGAACCCTACCATATATTCGTACAGATGCAAAACTCTATGCCATAACATCAAACCTATCCGCGAACGCTTGGAGCGCCTTTTGTCTAACTTCGCAGATTGTATTGACCGATGCTTCTTCCCATATCTTATTCTTGAAGGTGAAATACACGGCACTCCCCAGCAATCAGGGAAAAACAGGATGATAAAGATCACCAACGGCGGGAAAGTGTATTATCTGAATTGGGATCAGGCAAGTGATTCAGTGCGGTTGGAACTTGATGGCCTTTGGAGTAAAGCCTATCAACTGACCAACACTCCACAGCTTTCGCTGGAAGCATTGAAAGGGCTTGGAGACGTTCCATCAGGCAGAGCGTTTCAGTTCCTATTTATGGGAACTAATCTTGCTGTAGATAATCATGCAGAAGTAATCGGCGAGCACATACAGCGCAGATACAACTTTCTTGTCTCTGCCGTAGGATCTTTAAATGCGGAGTACATGCGTGCTGCAGAGACTATTGATATTGAAACCGAGATACAGCCTTTCAGTATCGACGATATAGCCGAGAAGATCAAAAATGCTACAGACGCATGTGGAAAACCCATTGCTTCGCTCAAAACCGGTGTAATGCTGGCTGGTCTTGTAGATGATGTGGATGATGAAATAAAACTTATCGAAAGTAACGACACAAAAGAGGGAGGTGTCATGAAAGCATTGGAAGAATAAAAATAATTTCCAATATTAAAAAATTACATAAGTATTTGGTAATTCACGTGACCGTCGAAATCTTTGCCTTGAGCTTGTGGAGGATCAAGCAACAGACATCGACGAAATAACAACTAATAACTAAAATCAGTCTGTTGGCCTTCTAAGCCGACAGACTTTTTTATGCTTTGACCACAATGACATATCCAATACAATAGACCTGAAATGAAAGCAAAAATTATTGAAGCGCTGAAAACCAAGTATAGCAGCTTGGGGTTCAGTTCCAAAGCAATCGACGGGGTAGCCGAGTCGCTGGCCGCAACGGGGTTGATTACTGACGAGAACCTTGACGCAGTAGTCGAGGGGCAAAAGTCAGCACTTTCGGCAATGCAGGCCGAAATTGATAGCCGAGTAACATCGGCAGTCGAGAAAGCCAAAGCCAACAAGACAAACGCGACACCTGCTAACGGGGGCGAGCAGCAAAAAAACGAACCCGGAAATCCCTTTGACCCCGAAGCTATGAAGGCTGAATTGCTGAAAACACTCCGTGAGGAGCAGGCAGCGGCAATGTTGCAAACCCAGCAGGCCGCGCAGCGAGCTGCCACCATCGCATCAAAAGCCAAAGAGTACGGAATCCCTGAAAAATTCGCAACCAAACTAAACATCGCGCAAGACGCCGATCTCGACGAGTATTTCAAAAGCGCAAGACAGGAACTGGCTGACGCAGGTTTCGAGTTATCCGAAGCGCCCGCTCAGGGTGGCGGCATCCCCAATAGCGGAGATGACATCGCCAAACTGATTAACAAGGGTACAGAAGACATTGTTAAACACCAAAACAAGTAAAAAAAATGCCCGCAGGACTTCATTATGACCTGAATCCGATGGACGTACTGAAAGAATTGTGCCGATTTGACACAGTCTACAGGCTTTCCGGAGGTTTCAATTTCGAGGACACAAATGTCCCGAATGGAACGATGCTTATGCCGCTTACGCCTCTGCACGTCGATCTGAAGACGCGCAAAGCATCCGCGGTTAAGAACGTCAAGGTAGTTGAAAAAGTGACTACCGGTACAAAGATCAAGATTGCCAAAGGATCACTTGCCTACAAAGGCATGCACTTAGGTGATGGTACTAGTGGTGCAACTGTTTCAAGCATCAACACGAACAACGAGAAATACGACGAACTTACGATGAGTGCGGCACTCGCCGCAGAAGCCGACGCCGTGCTATTCGAGGCCGTTGCCGCAGATGGGACTACGCCGAAGGCAACTGCCAACTTCCTCAATTATGCAGTAACAAAAGTCGAACCCGGTGCGACAGTTACGGCCATCGGCAGAGCCTACGAGGTTAGGGAGTCGAAACTATACGTTCCGATTTCTGAGAAAGACAAAGAGTCCCTCACTTCACGCTTCCTGTTCACCATCTAAACTACGACAACGATGAAATTAACACTCGAAATTCTTTTCAACGACCCCAATGTCGTCAAGGCGGTCATCGACCGCACTACAGCATTGCAAGAAGATGAAATATTCTGGAAGCGATATCTTGACTTCGAGGAAACCAAATCCAGAATCTTCAAAGCATATCTCGGAACCGTAACAGGCGTGACGGCAGGTTCAATCATCGACCGCAACTCCAACAAACCTCTCCGGGAGCGCAAGTCATTGGGGAGTGGATACGGTGAAGTCGCCTACTTAGGGGACCGCTATCAGATGGATAACGACCGTCTGGATATGATCAAGTCGCTCATCGACAAATTCAACTCCGCACGCACATCAGAACAGGCGGCCGCGATGAATGCCATCATCAACTACATCTACGACGACATCCGTCAGCTTCGCCTTGCGCCCCACAAGCGCATGGATCTCGTAGTCGGTGATCTTCGTTCCGACGGCAGAGCGTCGGTCACTCTTGCGGATAACCCGCAAGGTGTCACGTTGCTCGACATGGAGTTGCCTGTCAAGCGCATTACCCCGGCTACATCAGACAAGGACAGCTTTATCACCTACCTGAAAAGTCAGATCGAGGCTTTGCGGCCGACAATGGGCCGGTTCTCCGTAATGGAGATGTCGCGTTCTACCTTCAACAAGAACATTGTCGGCGCCAAGGAATTCGCCAACACCTACAAGATGATTCTCGGTGGCGCACAGATGGCTCTTTCGGGCGGTCTCATCACTGACGCTATGACTAATCAGGTGTTTGCGGGTATCGGCCTGCCTCCGGTCCGAATCATCGACGACATGGTGGCGATGCCTGATGGTACGAGCAAGCAGGTATTCAAGGACAATCGCATTACGCTGCTCCCGCAGGACAAGATCGGCAAGATGATGTGGCACGAGCCGTACGAGATTTCCGATCCCGTTCCGAACAAGACGTATACGCGGCTTGAAGGTGGTATGTGGATCTCGAACTGGCGAACCGAAGAGGGCCGCTTTAACGAATACGGAGCCGAGTGGATCCCGAACTTCACGGCACCCAACAAAATCGCTATTCTCGATCTGTCCACTATGAACGCTTAACAAATACGGACATGACGGTTTTCGACGCAATATCGGCACGGCTATATCCTTACAACGTAGACGATAATCTGATTACGATAGCCTGCACGGACGCAGAGATGTCTGTAAAAGACGAATATACACCTTGCTATAAGATTTCTGTTGCAAAGGCAGCAATCGACGTTTTAAAACAGCTCATCGTTCTTTCGTCCGAAGGCAACGGAGGATACTCCCTCGGATATGATACGGATATGTTGCGCAAGCGCATCTGTGCTCTTGCAAAGGATAATGGCCTAACCGATATTGCCGCCGAATTTGACCCGGAACCACAAATCTTCTTTATGGACCTATGATTCGATTTCCATATACATTGGAGATATGGGATGCAGCCGTCAACAAATGGCGGGTGGTCGGTAGATGCAATGTCCATTACAACGGAAGAGCGCAATTCATCAAATCACAAAATGGGGAAGTTATTCAATACACTTATGAAGTGATTATGCCGCCCAACATAGAACCAATTGAAGAAAAAGAAGAGGTTCGTATCATTGACAATCGAGGCAGGAACATATTCGATCACCGGCATGGCAGTCAAATAGGATCCACTTTAGAAGATTCGGTATCATACCCCGTATTGGGGTTCTACAAAAGCGGACAAAGATATGAAAGCACCAAGATATGGCTTTAAAAGGATTATGCAATGATAACCACCGCAGATGCACAAAACATCCTTATTCAAAGTTGTTCTCTCTTCGGCATTAAGGCATTTCCTTCATGGGCGACGCCCGAAGGTAGGATAAAGACGGAACGCATTGTAGTAGTGCCTACTTCGCCGCAAACCCCCGCCACGTATTGGGAAGATTGCTTCATCGCTGTCAACTTATGTGTCCCCGATATTAAAGGAAAAGCAAATCTCCAGCGTCTGGACGAGCTTGAACGAGCGGCGAAAGCCAGATTCAAGGAATGGACCTACGGCACTTACGACGAATCCGCATATAGGTACAGATATGAAAATATCGGCCGCGAGGAAGATCCGAACTTAGGATGCCACTATGTCTATATCCGGGTATTATTCAGAGTATTGAACATTAAAAACAACTAAAACAATGGCAAAAGTAACAGCAGTAGGAATCAAAAAGCTGTATTACGGAGACCCTGCAAAGGTCACGGCGGATGTCACCCTTGCTTCACTCAAAACGCTCTTGAGCGACGAGAGTACCAAGCAGGTCGAGAACATTCATCAAGATACGTGGAGTATCGAGGAGGAGGAGCCGTCGACCACCGAATACCGGAATCAGCTCACAAACGGCGTATATCGCCAATCGACCGAGACGGGAAATATCCAGATGAGTTTCACCATCGGTCAATACGACTATTCGACGAAGGCCGACCTCATGGGCGGCACCGCAACCGCAACGTCGTGGAAGCGCAACCGGGGCGTGGTAATAATCGAGAAGTTCATGGTTGCCCTTACCGAAGACAATCAGTACTGCGTATTCCCGAAGGCGTCGGTTATCGCACGCGACGCCCAGACCGACGGCGCAAGTGCTATTGGCGTTGTGGCCACGGCACTCGAACCCGACAACGCAGCGGTTTCTTCGGAATACTGGTTCGATGCTTCCGAAGAGGAGGGCATTTAGCAACCTGTCAACATTCAAGTACGGGGGTGGGAGGCATAAGCCCCTCACCCCTATTCCATTATAACAATTACCATGAAATTAGACTTTATCAGCATACGTATCGCTTCAAAAGGATACACGATATACAAAATGTCGCCGATGACCGCCACCCGCATTATGACGGCAATCGACGTAAAAAAAGAGCCGGATGAAAGCAAGGCGTGCATAGCCGCAATGGCCTACAGCGTTGCGCTGGCAATCGTGGGCAGCCGGAGCATATTCCACCGCCTCAGGGCATGGCTCCTGTGCCGTCGCTTTATGAAGCGAAGCACCTTCGCCGAGCTGTTCGACTGCTATCAGAAAACCTTGCTGATGATTCCGCTGGAGGACATTGCATCGGTGGCCGCCGTGATGGAAGGATTAGCGACAACCATATCCAAAGATCATGATTAAATCGGCGGACATTGTCGCCCGGTCTCTGCTGAACAAGCATCATGTCGCGGTAAAGCTCGGAATGTTCACATTCCGGATGTACCAGCCTTTTGTCAAAGACTTGGCAAGGGCCTTTGCTGCCGGGCGGATAGATGTATCGATACAAGGCCGGCAAAGATTCTCTCTGGGCACAATATCGCGACTTATGTTCCGGCGCAAGTGGGCGCAGAAGGTATTTCTATGGTACGCCAAGAGATATGCCTCCTATGAGGAAATATCCCACGCCACCTGCGCTATAGCAGAAATAGTGTCGGGGAAAGACTTGTTCGATTCAGTCAAGATTGACAAGACGCGGCGCAATACCATTGCGGAGACCGTCGGCAACAACACTATAACCGGGATCATGGCGACGATGATGGACCAGCTGAACATATCCTACAAAGAGGCGTTTCAGGACATAAACTACCCTACCATGCTTCTGATGATGACGGACAAGGTCCGCGCGCTCGTCGGCGACGAGAAAAAGATAGTCAAAGGATCGGGGGCCGAAATGGCCAAAAGAAGAGGTAATAAAAGACGAGGTAATAAAATACATCAATGAGTGCTTTATCATTCAAAATAAATGCGGAAACCTACAAACTCAAGAGCTTCATCAGCATGCTTGAGCATTTGCGGCGCGTGCTGGCGGACATCCCTGACAGCACCAAGGATTTCGACGTCATAAACCGCAAGATCGGAGAAATGGAGGCCCGTGTGGAGCAATCCATGCGCAAGATCGCCCAAATGGAGCGTCAGGCGATGGATGCGGCGGCCAAAACAGCAGCTTCGGCCACTATAGGGAACACGGGTGGCGACTCTACAGCCGGAGCACAAGCGGCCAAGGCCGAAACGGCGGCGTATCATGAGCTAATCGAAGAATTAAAAGCCGTCAATGCTTCAAAAAAGGAGAATGTCATCCTTATATCTCAATACGAAGCTCAAATAAAGCGTCTTAAATCGGAGATAGATAGCCTGAATAAAGCGGAGAGTCAAGGCATGAAATTGACGCAGAATCAGAAGTCAAGCCGCCTTGAAGCTACGCTATCCATCGAGGAATACAAACAGGCCATATCTCGCGCCAGAAAAGAGTTAGTCAATCAAATCAAGTTCGAACAAGTCGCACGTGGATCCATTGACGAAATGTCGCAAGCATTATCACGAATGCGCACCGTATATCGCTCGTTGAATGAAAGCGAACGAACAAGCGGCTGGGGGCAAAACCTGCTCAAAAACATCGAATCCATTGATACGAAAGTTAAAGAACTAGATGCTACAATGGGGGTACACACCCGCAATGTCGGTAATTATGCTTCCGGATTCAATATGCTTGGATTCCAGATTCAGCAGGTTGCCCGCGAATTGCCGTCGTTGGCGTATGGTCCTCAAATATTCTTTTCGGCCATATCCAACAACCTGCCGATGCTGGCAGATGAAATAGCCCGTGCGAAGAAATCTGTTGATGAATTGAAGAAAGCCGGGCAAACATTCACGCCCGTATGGAAGCAGATCGCATCGTCCATCTTCTCGTGGCAGACCCTGCTTGTCGCCGGAGTTACCGTACTTACCCTTTACGGAAAGGAAATAACAAGCTGGGTGGCATCGCTGTTTAAAGGCAAGACAGCAATAGATACCGCCGCTGCCGCTCTTGAGCAATTCAATTCCGCGATGGCTCAAGGCTCTGTGTCGGCGCAATCCGAATTAACCAAGCTGAACCTGCTGTATAATGCCGCGACTGACCTGTCCAAGCCCTATGAAGAACGGGCCGAGGCCGTCAAGAAGCTGCAAGACATCTACCCTGCCTATTTCGGCAATATGGCCGCAGAACAGGTTATGGTAGGAAATGCCGTCGGCGCCTATGAAGACCTGCGGGATGCAATTATCGAGGTCGCACAGGCCAAGGCCGCCCAAGAGCTTATTACAGAGAGTTCGAAGAGTTTACAACTTATTGAAGCAACAGGCGATGCCTACACAAACTATTCTCTTGCTCTAAAAGAATATAGAATAGCATATGCAGCAGCGAAAGAAGCCAGCAAAGGGAAAGGGCCAATAACATTTTCTCTCACCTCTGAATCTGCAAGTTTTGAAAGAGCGAAAGCAAACTTAACGAAGTTTAGGAGTGATTTTATTAACGAACTATCAAATCTTAGTAAAGATGGTGATGACCTTTGGAAGCGCATAAACGAGGGCTATGAAGGAGATGTAGATGCCTTCATTGCGGCGATAAATGCCGGCATCGAAAAATTAACTCCGGCGGCAGAAAAGCTGTACACTACCCTAACCCCGGAAGAACTCAACGCAGAGGCCAAAAAAGCCCGTGATGAAGCCATAAACGCGGCAAAGAAGGCCGCATCCGACCAAGAGCGCAACCTAAAGGAACTCAATCAAAAACTGCAAAAGCTCCGGGATGATGCGTTACAGGCCGAGGTTGATTCCATGAAAGACGGCACGGCCAAGAAACTTGCGCAAATAGACCGCGACTACCAAAGGCGCGCGCGAGCCATAGAGACGGCGGAAGCCGAAATCCGCCGACTTCAAGACGGAGAGCTGACTAAAAACCAGCAAGCGCAAATCGAAGCTCTGAACAAAGCGAACGAGACTCAACACGGCAAAGAACGAGGTAGAGTACTACTTTCTGGACAAACATCTCCAGAAGACATTTCTTCGCAATTTGACGAAGAAATAAAGTCTTGGGATGGATACTTGCAAAAATACGGCACCTTCCGCGAAAAGCTACAAGCCACAAAAGACATTTACGACCGAAGGATTGAAGAGGCAGGGACCGTCGGGGAAAGAAAGAGTCTCGAAGCCGAACGAGATGCTGCGATAGCGGAAATCGAAGTGCAAGCCGGGGAATGGATACGAGAACTTACAGATAAAACTAAAGACAAATTAGCCGAACTGAAAACCGAACTCGAAGCATCGTTACAATCTCTTGAGTCGGAATACAATGCCTTGGATTCATCCGATACAGAGCAGGCCCAGAAACTACGCGCTGAAATAAACAAAACCAAGGCACAAATTAATGCGGTAAATAAAGCAGCATCAAATACGCAAACATCTCCCAAAGAAAATGCAATCGAGAAATGGCAACGGCTGGAAAAGACTCTCGGAGACATTGCAGATGGGTTTAAAGATATTGGCGACGCCGTAGGAGGCACTACGGGCGAAATAATCAGTGCTGCAGGTGAGATCGCGGCAACAGCCACGAGCATGATAAGCAGTATAGTAACCCTTACTGAATCATCGGCCAGTGCCATAACCACAACCTCTACAACGGCTGCAAACGCAATAAAGGCAGTAGAGAGGGCTTCCGTTATTCTCGCCATCATTCAGGCTGTACTGAGTGTCGCTACTAAAATTGCAAGTCTATTCAACAATGACGAAGAGAAGCAGGCTGAAATAGACAGGCTACAAGGGCGTATTGAGCAGTTGCAATGGGAATTGGATAATGCCAACGCCATTCGATTGCAACGAAATTCTTTCGATGCAGTTAAAAATGTAAAGGACGCCTACAATAACGCGGCGAAATCAATAATGAGCGCGTACAAAGACGTAGGCAACTTTGTAGAGAGATTCTTTATCAGGCGTTCCAAAGAGGCTGAAATAGAAAAAAAGGCGATCCAAAGTATAGCCGATGCTTATTCGAACCTCAAATATACAGATAGCAATCTTCTGGGTAAAAATAAATTTGGCGACACCCGCGAGCGACTTAACAATCTTGCAGAACAACAATTGTTGCTCCAAAAGCAGATTAATGCGGAGAACGACAAGAAGAAAACGGACAAATCAAAAATTAGAGAATGGGAGCGCCAGATTCAAGAACTTGGAGCCGAAGCCGCTGAAGTGATTAACGAGGTCGTCGAAACCATTATTGGCGGCACGGCGGAAGAAATCGCAAAGGAACTTGGAGATGCGTTTATAGACGCATTTATGGAAGGCGAGAATGCGGCCGAAGCGTGGGGCGAAAAGGTGGACGAGATTGTCGCGGATATTATGCGGCAAATGATTATTTCCAAATTCCTTGAAGAGCGCATTGGCGAGGTATTTAACCGCTATAAATCTAAATGGTTTAAGGATGGCGTCTTCATCGGTATTGACAATGTGATAGACTCCATGAGTGGATTTGCGGACGATCTCAACAAGGTTGGAGATGAATTTCAAGCCATTTGGGATAGTCTTCCTGCCGAGACAAAAGAGTTGCTTGGAAATGCCGGAGCTGCTCAGCAGGAAGCCACGGAGAGAGGCTTTAAAGCCATGTCTCAAGATACCGGCGACGAGTTAAACGGCCGATTCACGGACATTCAAGGCAAGGTTACCGACATCCGAGGATATGTGATGATGCAAACTCAATCTATTATCGGGCTGCTGAACTCCATCGGAAATATCGAAACGGCCATATACACAAGCGTGCAAGTGGATAATGAGCTGCTCCGGTACGCTGTTATGACCTACATGGAGATCGTCGAAATAAACGGGAATACAGCTGTTATGAAGGCTGCTCTGACGGAAATTCGGGAAGACATAGCGGCGATCAAGCGCAATACAAGTGAACTGTAATGAAAATTGAAAAGGACATATCGGACCTGACCAAATTTATCGACGGCATCGAAGACGAGGTAGTAGATTTCATGGATGAGAAGGCTCGTGAAGCGGTTAAACTCCAGCAGATCGAAGCCGATTACCGAAATCACACATGGAATCTTCGCAGTTCGCTCGGATATGTTGTGACGTATGATGGCAAGGAAAAGCGACGCTATATAAGCGGAATGAACTACGGAGACGAGGCCGCCGCCGCGATAACGAAATGGCTTAATGAAGTTAACAAAGCAGGCACCAGCATTGTATTTGCCGACGGTATGTTCTACGCTTCTTTCGTCAGCTCAAAAGGCTATGATGTCATTGATACAGCAGAATCTTATCTAACGAAAGAATTAAACAAATAAGTAATGATCGGAGATTTATTCATCAACAGGACAGACGCCTACACAATGGGCGTTGCAATGGGTTCCGGGTTTATTGCCGGGTTAAAATCCCCTGCCGGCCTGAAAGACTTCGTAGAAAACGAAGACCCCAAGAAAGACGGCAAGGAGGTCATATATCCCGACAAACCCAAATTGGCGGCACGGGATTTAACATTGACTTTTATAATTACGGGAGAAACCCCGGAGGAGCACCTTTTAAACTACGATACTTTTATCCGGATGCTACACTTAGGTAAGGTAGATATATCGGTACCGGGAATAAGTGATGAAATATACCACCTGACATACGCAGGTAATTCAGGCAGCTACAACATATCCGGCGACCGCCTGACATCGCAATTAACAGTAAAGTTCAACGAGCCAAACCCCGCAGACAGGGGCGAGGATAAAGAAGAAGCATAATGACACACTCGAATAAAAATCTGGAAGAGATCAGGATTTCCGCTCTCCGTGGCGGAGCATGCAGGAAGGTAATGCGCATTCACGACTTCCCCGAACTCATAAAACTCATGTTCACGCCGCAGGGAATCGAATTCTGCCAAGACCACAACTTTCCCTCGGTCGAAGTGTTCAGAAAGAATCGAGACAGTTTAGAAGGGCTGGAAGTATATGTAGATGCGGGAAATATCACGCTCAAAAGTAAAGAGTGCGTATGTATCGTCGGAGATACAGATGCTACTATAGAAGCGGCAGGGACTAAATTCATCCATACGATAATCCTGATGCACGGCGCACGGGTCAAGATCAACGCCAAAGACTACGCCGTGCTCAATATCGTAAGAATCGGCGGCGAGTATTCAATAAAGAAAGACGAAACTGTGATTGTAGTGTAAAACAAAGCCGGGAAATAGTCCCGGCTTGTCAATTATTTCGTGCCCCTATTTTTACTGCTGCTGATAACTGGTATGATATCCGGCAGGTCGTCTTGGCCCGGTGGCTTTATTCCCCACTTGAAGTTCCGCCAAAGTTTCACTAACCAATTCAAGTTGCCTGTTTATTTAATATCCTCGGAATCATTGCAAATAATGGGCCTTGTTATCTTTTCTGTTGAAGTAAGATAGGCAGTTTCGGATACAGGATTGTCTGGGACATTCCCAAGGACTTGTTTTGCATTGATGGGAGATATTACCGAGTGCCCCAGTTGGTTTTCGAGTTGTTTTCGGGCTGCCTTTGCAACGCTGCCGCCACTTTTGGCTACCCGGACATTATGCTGAAATCCTTTTGGCTGTTGTTGTTTAGATATTTCCGTTACGGCGGCTTCTGCCAGCGTATTGAGGGCCAATTCGATGTTGGTCATATTGTCCCGCAAATTTTCTTTTTTTATGCCTTTAAACTGCTTGTATGATTTCGTATTACGTCCGGCCCACTCCATCGTGATAATATCCGTAAGTGCGGCATACTGTTTCCCCTCCACCCCTCTGCGCTGCCATTCATCAGTCAACTCTTTGCGAACCTCCATACTTTTTAGCCGCTGGTTGATCCAGTTGTCGGAATATCCCAGTCGCTTATAATCAAGCATCGCCTGCTGGATGGACAGTTCCGGATCCTGCATTTGGTCGAGGCGGTCGCTGGCAATTTGTGCCATCCATTGCTTGAATGGTTCAGCTTTCGGGGATGGTATCGACTGTATCAAACGGAAAAGTTGCTGTGTGTCTGCAACATCTGTAAAACGCATTTTGCCGTCCGAAGCCAACATTTTCAACTGTCCGATTTTTTCGGACACTTCGCTTCCTTCGTATTGTAACTTCTTTTTGAGGTCACTCCAATACTTTCGAGGTCGGTCTGTCCCTGTTAGGGCTTCGATTACGTCGATAATAGAAAAATACCACGTTTCGGTATCGTCATCCCATACGGTGCGAACTTTGCGATCTTCGAATAATTGTATGGCTTGTTTTTGTGTCATAGGTTGGTGTCGTTAAATTTATTCCCCTTTTTCCAATGCGAGCAAGCGCTTACTAATTTGATACAAATGTACGAAATTTATGCGTTGTGTTGGATGGAACAAATAAAAAACCGAGGCAAATGCCTCGGTTTGCGACTAAAATTTAAATCCGATTTTTATAGAAATAGCTCCTGCTAAATCTTTATAATAATCTTGGGATTGATCGGTCTCTGTAATTACAAAATCCACATATTCACTATGTTGCATAGCATATCCAACAGTAAAATATATGGCTTGTTTGTTTTTTAGGTTGAAATCTATACCTATGGATGGCTCCAAGTACAATCCTTTTACAGCTTTCGTATTTCCACCTACATTAAAAGAATAACCTACGTTGCCTTGTATGAATGGTGCAACGAATTTGTCAGAAAAATTATACTTGATACGAGCGTAAACGGGGATCAAATATTCCTGACTCCGACTTTCGTACGTATCAGACACATATTGGACGCTTGTATGCGTATAGGATTGATAATAAAGGGCGTCTGTATACCTAAATCCCACGCCTGCGCCAATAAAAAAACGGGGGCTAAAAGCATATCCGCCAATAAACGATGCATCTGCCGACTTGTTGTTATATGTCCCCAAACCAAGCATTCCGCCTATCTCAATGGATTTTGAAAAGCCTTGAGCGTGTGCAACGCCTGAAGCAACAACAGCAACGATGAAGAGTAAGAATTTTTTCATATTCCTAATTGTATTGGTTAGTGCCGCAAAATTATAAAATTCCCCCCCCCACCAAATTTTATTCAATAAAAAATGACTTATAGCAGGAAAAAAGACGAGGAACGGTAAAAATCCACTCCTCGTCTTTGTTTTTATAGGCTATGATGCCGCTATTTATTCACTTTCAACCCTTCTGCATAGTCGATCAGCGCCTTCTCACTGTCAAACGTGAATGTTTCCCCCTGACGGCGCACAAAAGCGACAAAATCGCCTGAGTTTTCAAAGAAATCCCCCACTTCGCAACCTATGGCAGCTGCAATACGTTCAAGCACTTCAACGCTGGGATTGCCGTTAATATGCTGACTTAAACCGATGGGAGTAATGCCCATCCTTTCAGCTACCTCTTTGACAGTTAGTTTATTCGCCTTAATAACTCTTTTTATATCCATAGCTTTAAATATGTTCCCGCCACAAATATAGCGGTAACTTTATCTTTTTGCAAAAATAATAGCAAAAACTTTAATATTTATTTGCATAATTAAATTTATAGCTTTATATTTGCATCAGAAATAAAACCAATAGCTATAACGCCATGAAAGCAACCTACAATAAATCGAAGATCATGCGCAACGCTTGGTATCTGAAACGCGCCAACGCCTCAATGTCGTTCTCGGCCTGCCTGAAGAAAGCGTGGCGCAACGAGAAGATGGCGATGCTGACGGCGAAGATCGAGAACCGCCCGATGGAACAGCCGAAGGCCACGGAATACCGCCCGCAGCTACTGACGGTCCCGGCGAACTACTATGGTGTGCGCGGAATGTACTACGGAGACTAACTATATCACAATATGACCATGAACGACATCATCGAATCAGCCGACCGCTTAACAACGTTGCTCGAAGAGCAGAACGCCTGCATAGAGCGAATTATGGCAATACTGGACAAATAATCACAATTTAAATATCAATGCCTATGAAAACACCATCGCTTCCGGAAACGGATTATCAAACTCGCTGCATCGAAGCCGAGCGAAAAGCACGGGATTTCGAAAACGCCTACTTCAAGGCCGAAGAGCGCTATTCCAACCTAATGGATGCCTATGTCAAGCTACAAGGCTACTACCTTGAATTGCTGGGCGCTGAAAAATCATCCCACAACAAAATCAAAGAGATCGACCCGTTTATTCTTGTCAAGATGGGCCGCGGAATGAATGTCGCACAATGTAAATAGACCAGCCATGAACAACATACAAATTTTCAATAACGAGAAGTTCGGGCGTGTACGTATCATTATGTCCGACGACAAGCCTATGTTTCTTGCGAATGATGTAGCGCGAGCATTGGGTTACCGTGTTCCTAAAGATGCTGTTTCTTCCCATTGTAAAGGGGGCGTTATTTTACCGCTCCCTACAGATGGTGGGGTTCAAAAGGTGAAATACATCCCCGAATCCGATGTTTACCGCCTTGTCATGCGATCGAAGCTCCCGCAGGCCGAGCAGTTTCAGGACTGGGTATGCGATGAGGTTCTCCCCTCCATCCGCAAGACTGGCGGATACATGTCAGCCAAAGAGACGGACACGCCCGAAATGATAATGGCACGCGCCGTGCTGGTCGCCAATGACACCATAGCCCGGCAGAAACAACAGCTGGAGCAGGCCCAAAAGCAGGTCGCGGCACTCGCGCCGAAAGCCGAGCTGATGGACAAGGTACTGGACACGGATCAGAAGATCGACGTCGGGCAGGCGGCAAAGATTTTGAATCTACCATTTGGCCGCAACACGCTCTTCCAGCGGCTCCGCGAGCGAGGGATATTCTTCTGCAATCGCAATGAGCCTAAACAAGAGTATATTAACCGGGGTTACTTCGAGTTGAAAGAGAAATTGATCGACCGAAACAACCACGAATCGTTCACGGTCATCAAGGTTCTCGTGACGCAGAAGGGATTGGATTTCCTCGCAAGGCAGTTTGAGGTGGTCCAAACCCCGAAGAAGATGGCAGCGATAAGATAAGCCCCTGTATACTTCCCCGATGCCGGCGCCTCGCAGAAATGCGGGGCGTTTTTTATGATTTTATCATCAAAACATTTGCATAATACGCAAAAGTGTATTATATTTGTAGTACAGCAAATGAATAAACGATATGAATGTCGAACTAACAGAAAAAGAATGGGATTTGATCGAATCTATACGCAATTATCACAAAGCCTACCCTAACGGGAAAGAAGAACAAGAGTGGTATATCGAGATGATCCTCCAAGAATTATTAGAACGTGATTAATAACCAGCCCTCGACCATTTTGGCCGAGGGCACAAAAAGACAAATATGGAAATCATTGTAAAACAAAATCGGGAGACAGTAAAACAGAAGATGTCGGACATTCTGCTGGATGTGTCTTGGGCTAAGATATCTGAAAAATATTTCGGTAAATCGCGGTCATGGCTCTACCATAAGATGGACGGCATTAACAACGGGAAACCGGACGACTTCGATGATGCAGAGAAAGAAATCCTGCGCAATGCCTTGCTTGACTTATCTTCAAGGATCAACAAATGCGCTAACAGTATTTGATATCTTCATTCATTGACGCAATCCCCGGCCAAAAGGTCGGGGATTCTTTGTGCTATTTTTTTGTTTTTCACTTCAAATTTCTTGGCAAATCACGATTCCATTCTTCACAAACTATATCTTATTCGTAAATCTCCCGCCAGCCAAGAATATTTTGGCTATTGATAGTTACGCCGGTTCCGCTGATGGCGTAAATATATCCTCCTGCATCGCCAGCCGAACGCCACGCAATCGTAATATGTTCACATCCATTAGAAGCCTTGTATTTTACCATGACATTCTCGTAAATCGGAGGTAACTCTTTTTTCGGGTCGTTCCAGCGCGTCAGCAGTTCGTGTTCGGCTTGTGCGCCAGCTATAAATCCCCACTCAGTGTTCTGGCAGTGGCATTTTTCGGCGTATTCTTTTGCTCTTTCCTCAATCGTTTTCATTTCTCGTTCAGTTTTTCCCAAAGTAAGAAATTTTTTACCACATTTCTTCTAAAGAGTTTGGTAATTCACGTGACTGTCGAAACCTTTGCCTTGAGCTTGTGACGATGCAAGTGGCAAACGACAGATGGTAATTTATTCTCCGTTAGGAATACAGATATTGGATGCTCCGGTCACGAAAGAGGCTATTATCAAATATGCCCTCATGAGTGACTATTACATTCAGCTTCCCTTCAATCAACTTCAGTACATTCAAATTCCGCAAGGTTCATACATACTGTACAAAGGCCGTAAGTTCGAGATAATGGCCCCGGTATATCCGGAGTTCGACAACAAGACCGGAGGATATAAATACACGCTCAAGTTCGAGGCGCAGCAGAACCATATGAAGCGTTTTGTATGCTTCTGGCTGGGCGGAGATAATCCCGAAGCGGTATTCCACAACACCACCGATCTCGAATCATTCGGCGCCCTGATCGTGGCCAACATGAACAAACATCTTGGCGTCGAAAATTGGAGCGTAGGAACCATCGACATCGAGAATCCCAAGGCGACAAAACTCGTGTCATTCAACGGAGACAAATGCTGGGGTATACTCAACACGATCGCCGAAACTTTCGAAGTCGAATGGTGGACCGAGGAAAACGGAGATTTAGTGTCGCTTAACTTCGGAAAGCTGGAAAGAGGCACACCCGAAGAATTCAAGCGTGGCGATGTCGTCAAGAGCATCCCCGCCAAGAAGGGCGACGACTCCAGCTATGGCACCCGGTTCTATGTATTCGGATCTACACGCAACCTTACCAGCGATTATGGTCAGGCTCCGCAGGGCGGGGAGACCAACCATGTTTCAGAAATACGACTCAGGCTTCCCAACGGCCAGAGATATATAGACGCCATCCCGAATCTCGACAAAAGTGCCATTGTCGAGCAGGTCGTTTTCTTCGACGACATCTACCCCAAGAACACGGAGACGATCACAAGCATTGAGACCGTTGATCGGGAGATCATCGAGGGGCAAACAGACAAGGCCTATGTCATGTACTGCAAGGACTCGCCGTTCCTGCCGTCCGACATGATCGAAGGCGAAACGCTGGGGGCCACGTTCACCAGCGGAAGTCTCATGGGGCGTAATTTTGAATTAAGTATAAATTACAAACCTGAAACATGGAAACCCGAAGACGGCTTTGACAAGAAATTTGAGATCATCGCCCAAGTTGAGACGTCGGGAGAAAGCCAACTCATAATCCCCAATGAAAGTCTTCATCCCGAACCGGGAGATACTTTCGTACTCACGGGTGTAAAACTTCCCCAGCAACGAATCGAAGAGGCCGAAGAGGAGCTTTTGAAGGCCGGAAAAGCATACGCCGCAAAGAACAGCAGCGACACGGATGTATATACCTGCGAGACCAACCCGGTATATTGCACGGTAAACAAAAAAAATTACGATGCCGGTCAGGCTGTGCTTCTTGTCGATCCTCGATTTGGGTTAAACGGACGTCTGTCCCGAATTCAGGGATACGAAAAAAAACTCTACAACGAATATATCGCCACGTACACAATCGGCGATAATACTCCTTACTCCCGCATCGGCAGCATCGAATCGGATGTCAAGGCTACTTTGTATTCGCAACGTATAGGCGTTACAGACTCCGGAGCGGCAATATATCTCATCACCCGGTACGACTCTACTGCGGCCGAAGATTACAACGCTTATTCGGCCAAACGCGCCTTGTGGCAGTTTGCAAACAAGCAATTCCCAGACACCTTTAAGGGCAAGATGACTTTTGAGGACGGGGCGCAGTTCGGCGATTTCGCAACAGGAATTACCGGCATCGGCGGACTTATCGACAAGAAAGGGAATGCCGAAATGCAAAGCCTCAAGCTACGGGGATTCCTTGAGGTTCCTGAACTGAGGTACAATCGGGTCGATATTACAATGGGCGACACATGGTTTGCTCCAAGCGCCGGGATCATCGAGAGCGTCGATACCGAAGCCAAGACCATCACGCTCAAACTCGAAGAAGGCGAAATAGGCAGTCCGCGGGTCGGTGATATTTGCATGGGTATCTTCCACAGCTCCGAATCCTCGGATAATGCAACGGAAGACTACGATGACAGCAAAGGCAACAGACGCTTTGCCGGCTTCGCAACGTGCTATTTCCGCATTACCGAAGAGTTGGACACCACGACCTACAAGACGTTCAAATACCAACTTCGGCCCGTCTCTGCGGCTTACCCGAAGCAATACCACCCTGCTCCCTCGATGACATTTGTCGGGTATGGCTCCTTCTCGAATGAAGCCCGGCAGACATCGCGCTACGAAACAAGGACATACCAGCGTTATCTGAAGGGGGTATCCGACTGGGAATTCATATCGTCCAACATCGCAGCTCAGTACGGCGACCTGTCCAATCTGTCCGTATTCGGGATAGATATGAAAGGCTATTCGGCCTACCTCAATAACATCTACATGTCGGGCGTCATCCATCAATTTACGCCCGGCGGGGAGGAAATACCGACAATCAACGACCGAGGAAAGTGGCTCGCGTCGGAGACATACAATAAAAACGACGAGGTATATCACAATAACGCCAAGTGGCGCTGTCTTGTCGATGGGACAAAATCAGAGCCATCTACATCATCGGAAGCGTGGGTCCTTCTTATGCAGGTCCCACTGTCTTCTGTAGTTCCTGTTTACAAGCAGCAAAATGAAAAACCGGCACTTCCGACCGGCAGCACTGTTCCTCCTGACGGGTGGAGTCTCGAATATCCCGAAGGCGGCGATTCAGGTGCATCTACCGACGTAACCAACATTATAATTGATGCGGATAATGAAGGGGATGTTACCCAAGATGGTGTGTTCTATAAACTTGCTGGAAAAGGTAATAATTCGACGGTGTCGTGCAAAATACAATTCGATGCTCTCAGCGCTGGTGCGACATTGGTATTGGACATAACCGCTTATTCAGAGGAAGGGTATGACAAATTAGCGGTCGGGAAAATAAATGTTCAGAATGTCAATACGGCAGACTCCGACACCTACGAAGCTGAAGTATCAGGGAACGGCGTATCTACTACCGTCGTCGTCACAGCACCAAGCGCAGGACGTCATTTCGTTAATGTAGTATATTCGAAAGACTCGTCCGGTGATGCCAATGGCGACTATGGCTTATTTCGTATTGCGTATAATACGTCCAAGACTATTCCGTTGTGGGTGTCTTTCGGATCGGTGATTGATGGCGTTGTTCAATCGTGGTCTGATCCGGCGCGAATAAGCGGTGCCGACGGCCGACCCGGAACCGACGGAAGGCCGGGCGTGGACGGAACAGACTATGAATGGATATTTACCCGCACGACTTCGGAAACAGCACCCGCTACGCCGGCATCTCAAGATGAAGATGACTATTTGCCAGATGGCTGGACTGACGATGCCGAAGGGCCGGACAATACTCATCCTTTCGAATGGACTTGCAAGCGCTCGAAAGTCAACGGGCACTGGGGTGATTTCTCAACGCCATCACTATGGGCAAAATACTCCTTCAACGGAGAAGACGGCATAGATGGTGAAGGCGTAGAGTACATTTTCACCCGTACCAAAACCGACGATCCCAGCGATATCCCGGATGTTCCCCGCGTCGCAGAATACGACAACCCGCCTGCGCCGTGGACGGATGATCCTATGGGCGTAGACGACATTTACCAATATGAATGGGTGTCCAAGCGCATCAAGGTAAATGGAGAGTGGAGCGCTTTCTCTACACCTGCATTGTGGGCCAAATACTCTTTCGACGGAACCGACGGAAGGCCGGGTGATTGGACATCATATGTATTCAAGAAGAGCATTGATAAACCCGGCACCCCTATTTCTACAAAGCCAATTCCTGATGGCTGGGAAGACGCTCCTTCCGGAGACGGCATTTGGTGGATGTCGAAAGCTACAATAAACGGGAGCACGGGACAGGCAAGCGCCCTGACATGGTCCGATCCGATTAAAGTTACAGGCGAAGATGGCCAGCCCGGACCATATACCGACTTCAAATACGCATCGAGCAGTGACGATAGCATAGGCCCAGATATTGAATCAAACGTAAGAGAGCCGGACGGCTGGTATGACAATCCTCCGGCGCTTTCGTCCGGGGAATATCTATGGATGACCAAAGCGCAAGTAGATGCAAATGACGAGCTTGTGGAACCGTGGTCCGACCCGGTACGCATAAGCGGAGAACAAGGCAAGCCGGGGGACAAAGGAGACCCCGGATATCAGGGTTGCATTATCCGCCTAACGGAATGGGTTTCGGGTGTAGAATATCGCAACGACGCTGATTTAGAATCAGACAGCCTGCGCTACATAGACATAGTGACTGTATATGAGAATAATCGACAACTGAAATTCCAATGCCGTCAGACTCATACTTCATCGAACTCCAATAAACCATCCGGGGGAACCACATCGACATATTGGCAACAGCTCAACGACATGGTGCCCATATATACGCCTCTACTGTTTGCCGAGAACGCCGTTATCAACTTCCTGCAAGGTATGGAGTTCGTAGTCCACAACTCCAAAACGGATATTTCCGAAAATACCATCATCGCAGGACTCGTAGGCGGCGATATCCCTCTGTTTGTCGGTAGCAACACACCGGACAACGCGCCTTTCCGAGTCGCTAAGGACGGTTCGTTTACAGCAACGAAGGCGAATATAATAGGAAGAATAGAAGCAACAAGCGGTAAAATAGGCAACTTCACGATAGACAACGATTATTGGTTGCAGTCATCTTTATCCCCGTCATCTGGAAAAGACTGTTCACTTTTTATGTCGGCTGCGCGTATCACGTTGGAAAATATAGATGACAACTATAAAAATACATTCGACGTATCGGCATATCCCACTTCTACTATGGGAGCGGTTAACCATTCCGTTTTAACAGTAAATACAAACAGAAAATCTTCTCAAGATATTAATTATTATAATATCGGGATATACATTTCGGCAGAAGGATCATTCGGCACTAATCCGCTAAATCCAAGTACAAAATGCGGTAATCATGCCCTGTATTTGAGAAAGGGAGATGTGTGCGGATTAAGATTATATAATCGCAAAATATCTTCAAATGTAACCCTTGACGATATGGATTGTTTTGTGACGGTGGATAGCGATGGCGGGAAGCGCACTATCACACTCCCTTACAAACCACAAGACGGTCAACTTTATTATATCCGAAACATAGGAACCAAAGGCGTACAACTGAACGGAAACGGGAAGCAGATTGCGATACATACTCAAGGAGCATGGGTTAACTCAGACTCATGGACTGACCGAGAATCCCGTAATCTGATCTACTGCGCGAGTATAGGATGCTGGGTGATGTTCAAATAGAGGGATAGAAGTAGACGGCATAATGCAATTTTAACGACCAAAATTATGAGGAAGATTAACTTAAAACGGCTTGAGATTTTTGCAGATATGCAAAAGAAAATATGCACTGTTCACGATGTGCGCGAGCAGCTTGCAAATCTCATATATGCAAATGCCTATGGTTTTGTCGGCCATGTACTCGCTCATAAAGTATATGAATCGGAAGGTGAAATAGAACTTACCGAGGCAGAAGCTCACGAATTGGGGCGTCTTGTCGCAACATTAGGATCTGCACCTCTTATTGATGCTGTATTGAGCAAACTTAACCTGAAGATCGAGGACGTAATATCTCCCGCGGACTACAAATAAAAAAAACAGCAAGTGAAGCGTATTCGTATAGGTAAAGACATCAAAATCCATTGGCCGATATTGACCAATGGCGAGCAAGTCACACTTGAAGGCCGCGATCTGCATTTGGTCCTTCATCTTCCCTCCTGCATGGAAACCCCTTTGCATTTCGAGCCTCAGGGGAACATTGCCGTATTCACTATTTCAGGCAATATGCAAAAGCAGCTGGGCGCATACCGGCTTACCATGTGGGAAAATAAAGATAAGAGCGGACAAACAGCCGTCGATTATTGCGATGCGTTTGAGTTGGTGCCTACTACATGTATGGAGGGCGGCAACGACAACAATCTGACCACGGAAACTGTCAATCTGGATTCTTCGGACTTGATCGTAGGCCTCCCCGGACCAAGTGCCTATGATCTTTACAAGAAGCACAATCCCGATGCAGAAATATCCGAGGAAGAGTATGCAAATGCTCCCATAGATGCCGCCGATGCCGCCAATGAAGCCGCAAAAGCTGCCAATGAAGCCGTAGATAAGATCGGGGATATTAATGAAGCCCTTGCCGGCAAGGTAGACAAAGAAGAAGGGAAAGGTCTGTCCTCAAACGACTATACGGACGACGATAAGGAGAAGCTGGACGGACTTTCGAATTACGACGACACGGAAATACGAGTGCAATTATCTGAAAAGGCGTCGAAAGAGGAAGTAGCCGACGCAGCTGAAAAAACACTTTCCGATGCCAACTACCACACCGATGAACGCATAGAAGAGACAAAATCAGAGATTGCAACAGGACTTCTTGAGTTCGGGCAAGAAGTGGGAAAGGCAATATCCGACGGCGACGCGACTACTCTTCAATCAGCACAAAAATACACGGATGATGCCATTGACGCCATCCCCACACCAGATGTCAGCGGGCAGATAGAGCAGCATAACACCTCGCCTACCGCCCATCCCGATATCAGGGAGATTCTGAACACCTGCGTCGGTCTTCCGGAGTTCAACAGCAAAACCTACGAGCTTACCTTCACAACGATTGCGGGCGCTAAATTGATCGTTGACCTTCCCATTGAGCAGATGGGACTTGAGTATAACGAAGAAACACGAGCCATTGAGTTCATAAATGCCGATGGATCTATTTCGTCGATCCCCGTTTCGGACTTCGTGAAAGTATACGTCGGGTCCATTGGTCCGGAAATACAGATTACTGTGGATGGTTCCGAGATTCGGGCTACGCTCCGCAATAATACCGTATCGTGGGATAAACTTACGCTGACCTTGCAGGAAGTAATTGAAGGGAAAGCCGACCGCACGGAGATTCCTACGAAAGTATCCGAACTGGAGAATGACTCCGAATTCGTTACTGCCAAAGAAATTGATCCAGAGTTGAGAAAAACCTCATTTGAGGTAGTAGCCCATTCGGACTGCACGCTGGAGGAGCGCGTCGCGCAGCTCGAATCGCTGCTTGTAAGGATGCTTTCGGGCGATGTCCTAATCCCGGAACTGCAGGTCAAGAAATTGGGCATCTGGGGCGACAACAACCTCGTCGTCACGGGCGAGGGTGCGCCGACGAAAGCCCCCGACCGCGCAGGGCAGTTCTATGTCGATACGAAGAACAACGCGGTCTACCACTCCGTGGGTAACGGCGCGGTGTCGGACTGGAAGAACGCTTAAACTACATACAACATGTCACAAGTCAACAAATACGCCAACAAGGCGGGTTACACGGCCGACAAGAATCGCAAGGACACACAGTCGGCGGTATCCTACATCGAGGACGACGGGGCGCTCATCTACGACGGCGTGAACGTCGTAGTGGACAAGCCGGCCGCCGGGGTTGGTGACCTTGCGGTCTTCGACAAGACCACGGGAACTATCCGCTTCGTCAAGGGTGCGACGCTTGTTGCAGAGCAGCTGCCGCCGCAGCTTGTCCCGGTGGCCGTGGTCTATGCCCGGCAGGGCGAGCGGGTGCTGATCGTGTCGCTCCGCAACGCGGCATCCGAAGTTAGATGGGCATATAGCTATGAGGTGGCATTGTCGGGTTTCGATCTCGCTGCGGGCGGCACAATCGTGTTGAAGCTCGGTTCCGACCCTGCCGCCGCAGAGGTGTCGATAGCGTATACCGCAGGCGCAACGCTCGCGGATGTTGCATCGGCTATCAACGCGAAACTCAAAGGTGGGACACCCAATTACTCCTCGGCGGATTATGGGGGATGGGCGGCGACTGCGGCGGACAATTTCGTCGTGATGGGTTCGAACACGTATAACGCCTCCCGTGCGGCGATTGCCGTTGTTGGCGGTTGTCAGATCGCAAGGACACCGGAAGACATTAACTACCAAACAACGTTGACGGGGGTGTTGATCGAGGGGTCAACCGAATATGTCCGCCGCAACAACGGCGTTAATTCGTCGTTTGCGGGCTGTAATCCCGAAAAATTCCTGCAATACTATTCGGCCAACGGAAGCGATACCACAGGAATCAAACCCGGAAGCAGCACCATAATTCGGGAAAGCGCCTTTACGGAAGAGGCCAACCCGGAACTGGTCGCCGCCTATCCGACCTACCGGGATTATCTGTTCGGAGAACATTTGCTGCAATATCCCGCAGCCTACGGCGCGCTGCTTCGTGATGGCAAGGCCAACACGCACCTGATCGGCGGTCTGCGGTTCGTCGACATCCACGGCGAAAGCGTTCCCCGTTATCCGGCCGCTGCGGCCGCTCTCGACTACGGCGTCACGGTCGAGGGCGCAACTACCGGACTGGAAGCGGGCGCATGGTGGCTGCCGTCCGTCGATGAAGTCTACCTGCTCATGCACGACCGCGTGCTAACGTCCGCCGACCGGGAAAGCGACCCTGTAAACCGCACGCTGTCGCGCCTCGGTAAGACGACCTGCTACGGATCGGGTTATTATCCGTGGACATCGTGCGAGTACAATTCCGGCAACGCGTTCATCTACAACGGCTACGCGGGCTACGTGGGCAACAGCAACAAGTATAACGCGCTCGCCGTGCGTACGGTCAGTGCTTTATAACCACCTGAACCATGGAAACACAACAGCAAATCAACATCCTCGAATCGCGGCAGCTCGAATTACGGGCAGTCATGGCCAAGTCCGACGACAGGGCGGCCAAATGCAGTAAGTCCGGCCTTGACTTCCGGGCTACCTATCCTCTGGATTATGAGGAGTACGAAGCGGCCAACGCAGAGTACAACAAGAACGAACAGACGCTGGCCGAACTCAAAGCCAAGCGGGCCGAAGAGCTGGCCGCGGAAGAAGAACAGAGATTTAAAAACGGAGAATAAGGCAATTTTATCATGGACAAATTTCGGGAGCTCTTTGGCTGTATCTTCGCCTCGATATTCGGCGCAATCGCCCCGATACACGACATACTTATCGCCTGCATGCTGGTATTCGCCATTAATTTCGTGGCCGGAGTATCGGCGGGCGTATTTAAGCAGCATGAAGGATTCGCTTTCAAAAAGGCTTTCAACTGCATTTTAGAAGGTATGGTTATATCCAGTCTGATCGCCTTTGTATTGATTATCGGAGATAAGATCGACAACCGCGAAGGGGCTATGTCAGCAATATCAATCATCGTATACGCTCTTATTTACTTTTACGGAGTCAATACACTGAAGAACCTGACGCGGATTTTCCCGAAGAGCAAGTTGTTCGACTTCCTGTATTATGTCCTGTCTTTCGAGGTTATTAAAAACCTCCCATATCTGGAGAATTATCGAAACCATAAAAATACAAAGCAATGAGCAGAGGATTACGCAATAACAATCCCGGTAATATCAGACTGTCCAAAATCAAATATTTGGGGGAAATTCCATCCACGGATAGCGCCTTCAAACAATTCAAGACAATGGCATGGGGGTACCGCGCCATGTTCGTATTACTCCACACCTACCAGCTGAAGCACGGATGCAATACGCTGCGTGATATGATAGATCGCTACGCACCGCCCATTGAGAATCATACGGATAACTACATTAAAGCCGTATCAGACTCTTCAGGAGTCTGGCCCGACGTAAAGATTACAACAACCAATAAGGATATCATGGTCCCGGTGGTAGCCGCAATGTCGCGCGTAGAAAATGGAGTCGCTGCTGTTATAGACGATGTCAATAAAGGTTGGGAACTATTTCAACAACACAAGCCATGAAGTGTGTTATCGTAACATTCGCTTGTATACTGGCAGGATGCTGTCCATGCAAGCATTTAGCAACAAACACAAAGGATAGCATCAGCATCGAAACACACATCCATAAAATATACTTCAAGGATACGCTTCGATTTCAGATACCTCCATACAGCAAGCGCCAAGTAGTCAGAGATACTTCGAGTCATCTGGAGACGCCATTAGCTGTTTCGGACGCATGGATAAACAACGACGGTTCGCTGGGCCACTCGCTGGAGAATAAGCCGCAGGATATTCCGGTGCCGTTTGAAAAAGAAGTGATTTATCGGGACAGCATTGTCTATAAAGACAGGACCGATACAAAAATTGTCGAAGTGGAACGCCGACTGACATGGTGGCAGCAGACAAAGATGCGCGGCTTTTGGGTCCTCCTTGGCGTCGTTGTATTCGTATTCCGTAAAAATATATTGACGATGGCGCGCCGGTTCATATGATGTAGAGCCTTGAGGGACGGGCATAAAAAAGTCCCCGACATTATAGCATACACCCCTGTATACATAAGTGTTTCCACCCCAATGCCGAGGACTATTCCTTCGTTTGGGGTGGAACTTTTTATACAGGGGTATAACAAATATACAATAATTATCGGGGAAACGTATGCGTAAATCAGAGCTTTTTGCAGAAATACTCGAATGCGTTGCATTTGAGACCGAAATAACCAAAGAACAAATCCTTTCGAAGGATAAATATCAAGATGTGGTTGATGCCCGCTATATGTTGGTGCACTTCTGCCATGAGAAAGGGATGTATATTACAGACATAGCGCGCATGATGCGCTTCTCTCGTCGAGCCGTCGAAAAAATGATCTCGAAATTCGACGAGCGGAAGCGGTACAGTCATCCCATATTCGAAATTCAGTGCGAACTAATTGCGAAAAGACTGCCTACGATCTCCGTCCCATCTAATTGATATGCCTGCCGCCTTCGGCCACCTTTGCATTGTTGCAACAGGTGAACGCCCGGCCTTAACGGGGGCGGCAATCATTCAATAATCTTTTAAAATGGGTTCGGATAAAACTTATATTTTCGATGGAGGCGGCACGGGTGGCGGCCTTGACATCGCAGCTCTCGTCTCGTCCATGATGAGCAACAAGGGCATGGACCCCAACCTCGTAGCGGCACTCATGAACGGTAACAACAACCGCGGTTCGTGGGGCGGCGACGGGTGCTGGTGGATCTGGATCATCCTGCTCTTCTTCTGCTGGGGCGGTAACGGCTTCGGATTCGGAGGCAACGGCGCGAACGGTCTGCCTGCGCAGCTCAACGGTGACGCCGGACGTGAACTTCTCATGAACGCAATTCAAGGAAACGGCACGGCGATCACTCAGCTGGCATCGTCGCTCAACTGCTCGACGCAGCAGATTCAGTCTACGCTGTGCAACATCCAAAGCACGCTGGGGATGTCGAGCCAGCAAATCATCAATGCCGTGCAGTCTATGGGTTGTCAGATCGGCAATCAAATCGCCGCGTGTTGCTGTGATATGAAGCAGGCCATTAATGGCGTCAATGTGGGCATGGAGCGCGGATTCAGTAGCGTTGCCTATGAAACACAACGTCAGACCTGTGATTTACAAAACACAATTCGCGAAACTTCTCAAAGCGGGACTACAGCGATAATTTCCAAACTGGATCAAATGCAGGCAGCTGCATTGCAGGATAAAATTGATGCCCTGCGCGAGAAGAACAGCACTCTGACTACGCAGCTCAACCTCGAACACCAAAACGCCTACATGGCCGGTGTTGTAGGACAGGCTGTAGCCCCCGTGAACGCCGCTGTAGCGGCTTTGCAGAATGACGTGAATAACATCAAGTGCAAGCTGCCCGAAACGGCTACTGTGCCCTATTCGCCTATTGTCGGTGTGCCTACGTGTATTGCCGCACAATATGGTCTCGGATATGGTGCAGGGTTTGGCTTTGGGGGGAACGGCGGATTTTGGGGATAATGCTATTATTCGCCGATAGGTGAAATGTTCTTTGACTTACTGATAAGGGGCTTCCCAATCCGAAAGCCAGCGCCAATGAAATCCTTTCAATGTGCGAGTTGGCTTTCGAATACATTCATATATTCCTCCGATGTGAAATCCGTGTAACTGATGGGCTTCGGATGCTGTTTTATATTTTGCAACCAATATTCCATTTTTAATTTGAACAATTGGCTTTCTGTTTCTCTTGTTGGGTATTCTTCGTGCTTTTGCTGCACACTCTCTTGTGACAGGGTTAAGCATGTTCATTGAACGAGTGCACCAACGAAGATTATGTGCCACATTGTTCGTGCGGTTCCCATCTATATGGTCTACATATGCATAGTTATTAGGATTGGGGATGAACGCTTTAGCAACAAGCCTATGGACTAATTCAGTCTTATCGACTCCGTGTAGGGATGTAAGTCTAACTCTCAAATATCCTCCCCTATTTGGGCGAGGAGTTAATATGCGAGGTTTAGTCATCCAACTATTGTTATTACCTCCGCTCACGCGATGGGATAGCGATGAAACTCTACCGTAATCAGATACCGCGAAATAGCCGAGCGTACCATCAATAATACGCCATTCTTCTCCTTCGAGAGCAATTCTCTCTATAAATTCCCGATTTGTCATTGCCAAACAATTTAGTGGTGCCAAACGAGAAAAAGAGGGAAGGACGTTTGGCAAGCCCTTATCAGTTGGTCATGACTCCAACCTATCCCGATGTAAAATTAGTTATAATAACTTAAATTACAAAAATATGGCAGTATTCCCATTTCAGTATGTTAACCGCAGGGGCATACCGGTACTAAAAACTACGGGCGTGACAGTGGAGACCACGGGTGTTGTGTTTTCCTTTCCCAACCACGCATTTGCAAATTCGTGGTACCGAGGACTCGTGCTGGTTGAGTTGGTACAGGAAGTCCCTGCCGGCACAACGGGAACGCTTCCCGTGCTGTTTGAAACCAACGGGCAAAATAAGAATCTGACGACGTACAACGGAGCAAATGTCACAGTATCGGATATTCCGGGTTCAGGGGTATACCAGATATGGTATGACAAGCAGACCGATACTTTGCAATTGATGACCGGTGCCGTCTGAATTAAAAAAACAATTAACAGAAAGAACGGGAGAAGGTAACTCCTTCTCCCTGACTTTCACAAATCATTAACCAAGATGTTTCAGAACTTGAAAAAAGGCTCCTTAGTCTACGTCTTCGACAATCGCGAGCAGCCAAAGTTTTATACAGCGAATGTAAAAGATGTGTCGGCCCCGTACATTCCGCCCCAGAAACCGGGGCAGTTCTCGCCGATGCAGCAGTTCATCAATATCTCGATAGAGGGCAACGAGCCGTGGGGCGTCCCCATGCTGGCGGACATCGTTTCGAAAGACGGACTCACCGTAGCGACAACACGCGACGGGCTGAAGCCTACAATTATGGAGGCGCAGCAGATGAGCCGAGACATCGTAGAATCCTACGAAAAGCACAAAGCCAATCTGGAGATTTACGACTCGATCCTGATGCAGCTCGACCCCGAAGCTGCGCGCACGAAAGAACTTGAGTCCGAAAATCGGGAATTACGCAGGATGATAGCTGATATGAACGAGCGCATAAGCAAAATACCGACGGCGGAAGAACTGAGGAGCCTTGTCAAGACTGAAGCACCTGCAAAAACTAAGTAA